GTTTTTGCCGGCACTAGACCTTTGGAGGTTGGCCATAACATCCGGATTCAACTCACCTTTCAAAGCTGATCCAATGTTTGAACTCATTTGGCCAAGCATCTGGTCATAGCCCGGAATAGCCCTGCGAAGTTGATTTTCCAGCAAAGATTGCTCCGCAGAAGTTGTCTTCTGAGCCAGTTCATTAGCGGAAGTCAAAGAGGCAATGTTGCCTTTGATCGCCGCTTTCTGCTCCGCTTCTACGTCTACTTTTTTGAACTGCGGTACTTTAACTTTCTTACCGGCACTCATCAATCCACCGCCGATCATCGCTGCTCCACCAACTCCAAGTGCTATGTATGACATAAATTAAATTTCCTTTCCTGATTCAATAAATTTCATTTTGTTTTGTTCACGCAAATCAAGCGTACTCGGCTTCATGTAAGTTAAGTTGGCTTCAATTTGTTCAATATCCCTAATGTTTTCAAGGTTCAAATGAACAGTGGCCCACTCTGTTTCTTCGTGAACGAACAAAATTCTGCGAGTGTTTGGCTTTGTGATTCCAAAGTAGGGAGCGACATATTCGACTGCTCCTTCATTTTCACTAGCAACACTTACCCTCCCTTTTGTTATGAAAAACGGATTGTCAAATTTATGAATTCTACTGATTACGATTGAATCTGCTGGCATCACGATTTTACGGACGTACATGCCTTCAGGGAAAGAATGAGTAAGAGGACATTCAGTTTGTTGGAACTGAGAAATGTATTCTTCCCATCGGTCTAGGCGTTCGTCAAAAGGAACAGACGAATCCTTGAGGTAATCAACCCAAGTAATTTCGGGTTGATCAACTTGTTCTGTCATGTCTAGAACCATTGTGAAAATCCTCCGCCGTTCAACCCTACGCCAACCATGCGGATAGTGTGAACTGCATCGCCTAGATACTGCATGGTCTGTTCCTGCACAGCTTGAACGGCTTTTGCTTCGTAGGCCATTGCTTCTTGGATCAAATTGTTCTCCTCCTTACGAATCGCCATCACCATCAGCTTGATAGCGTCTGGGGATGGCGGGATCAGGTAGTCATTTTCGCTTGTCGCATTGATATGCCGCATCTTCGCCATGACTGTGACCGGCTTATTCTCGTCATCGCTGCATCGATCTGCGAGGTAACTGCGGCGGTACTGAGGGAGGGTCTCATCCGGATCGTAAACCGCAATGTCCGTTTCGGTTGCGGTGGTGGCATTGTACTCATACAAGCGGCTCACCATGTTGGTTGTCTGCCGAATGACACCAGTTAAGGAGGTGAACTTCTTGGTCGATTGAACATACGGAAGAGCGAGTATTAGCTTTTCTCCATCAATCCATACTCCGGAAGACAGTGTGCGAATCCAATTGCCGCTTGCGTCGAGTCCTTGGAGCGTAATGGATTTGCCGACATCGGAAGCGTCTCCAGGGTAAACTCGGATGTAACTGTTTGTGCCTCCGGACATGTCGCGGTAAGAAACTACGGTTCCACGATCTATAAGCTGCTTACCAATGCATGCGTTATTTCCACCACCAAGTAATCCATACCCTGTTTCCTGAAACTCAAACCATTGATTACGAACGGTTCCAACGCCGCAGCAATCGGCTACGGATTCGATGGTTTCAATCTGTCTAGGCCAAGTGATGCAGCCGTCAGCAGTGTAAATGGTGAATCGACCGTAAGCACCGGCCCACAAGCCCTTGTGGAGAAGCCTGCGGCATGCCTGATTGATGTAGTCGTAAACGCGAGCGTCATCGACGCAGACGCCGATAACACGGGCAATTGTCGAGCGAATGTCCTGAACGATTAGCTTCATTTGGTGTAATAGGCTCTGGCAGTTCGCTTGATGAAGTAAACACCGTAGAACGGAGGAAGGTTGTTGTGGGCAGTACCGCTACCTGTGCTTACTGATCTTGCATCAACATCTGGATCAAGAGTTGAACTTGGGAATTCAGTCGTATTGTTTGTCAACGTATTGGAAGAAGTGCCGCCATCCGCAGCCACCCTAGCTCCATCTTCTCCGCCATGACCAAACACTTTAATCGCAACATCGTGCGTATGCGCGGCTAATTCCGAAATTATCAGAGCATGCTTATCCTCGCCAGCAATTGCTGTGGACGTAGTTGTGCCAGTAACAGCAACTGAACCACTTGCCGCAAAAGCTCCAACACCAACTGGGAACCGAGCCTCAAACGCCGCGTCAACATCCCACATCGCTCCAACATACGTCGAAGGCGTAGTGGCGGTCCCATCTCCTCCATCATAAGCTTGGAGATCTGAGAGAGTCCCAACCCATATTTTCCGTTCGCCACTGTTTGGAGGTATAGGGTTTTCCCTAGTCCAAAAACCTCCCGAAAAAATCCACCATTGACCGTCATCATCAAACCAAGGGAAAATCTGATTGTTAACAGCCGGAGCGGATGCGCCGGTATTGAAGAAACTGTTTCCAATAGTTGAATTGAAGGTGGCCTGCGTTCCATTGATTATGTCCAGTGCCAGATTCTGGTAACTGGCAGGACAATACCCCAAAGGCAATGTTGGAGCCGTAAGCGTAATTAAATTTAAATTTGGCATAATTTAGCTGTCAGTAATGACAATATCAAAAGTTACAAGAGTAGGGTCTATCGCATACTGAGTTTGGACAGCAAAAGCAATTGCACCCAAAGTAACTGTCCGGAAGATGCTTCCGCAAGGATCTAGAGTGCAATTGCAATTTGTTCTTGTTCCATACGAAACAATAGTTTGATCCCCATCGTAAGTGCCTGCTAGAATTGCCGTCAGCATTACAGCATTCATTGCACTGACTCCAAGTTGATAATAATGGTTTTGAATGTCAGTTTCGTTTTGGGTGTAACTTCCTCCGGCCCCGATTGCCGGCCCATCTGCACATGTCCCAACCGGAACAGGAGATGAAGGATCGTACCAAGGCCCAGAAAACCAATCGATTGATGAATTTATGCAAGTCGATTGATTCCAAAGTTGGTAATTTAGAAAGAAAGTATAGCAGGGCTGCGAAGGTGGAGGTACTGGAGCCGTAATTACCGTAACAACCGATGGAGTTGACGTTACTGTTCCGCTGTCGTTTATTGCTGTAACATCGTAAGATCCATTGTTTCCAACTACAGCGTTTGGAATTATAAGATTTGAATTGTTTTCGCCAATAATGTTTACCGTATTTTTACGCCATTGAAGCTCTGGGGTTGGCTCGCCAGATACAACGATTGCTAAAGAAATCGTGTCAAACTCGGAGACCACAAGTGGGGTCACTGGGTTAACTTGGATTACTGGAGCGGAAGTGGGTTCGTTTTGTACTGGTCCATCGTTACCGTAAACGGGTTCCGACCATCCATCTACGCCATTGATTGAGCAGACCTCTCCGATTCCGAACCCAGAATCAATTCCTTCGCTCTTGTATGTCAGCGGATTTATCGGGCAAACATCTAATCCTTGGCAGTTAGTGTTATCATTCCGGCACTCGCCAACGGTGGGTTCTTGGACATCGTAAGCATGAAGCCGAAGACTTTTTAGCCTGCAATACCCGTCGATTTCAATCCTCGTTTGAACCTCAAACAAGTTTCGATAAGGCGTATTTAAGACGGCATCACAATCATCTCTGGGCGTTGGAAGCCTTAGTTTGCTTCGATACTGAGGCTGAAAATTGGTCAATGGGATGCAAGGCAACGCATCGCCGCAAGTGTTCATCTTGGCGCAATCAGTCCATCCGATCCCGTTCTGATTGCATGTCCATTGAATCCAACCGGGGTACATATCCGGTCGATACAGTACGTTCAACCCAATATCCCCAATCATGGTGTCGATAAAGAGATCACCGGAATCGAGTTGTTTCAGCCCAAAAGGAACCTCGAAATTGTAGGACTTGGTTTCAATGGCCCACTGAATCTTCCTATATCCCGTCAACGAGCTAACGTCGTTCTTGGAGTTCTTTGTAAGCTCCCAAATACCGATCTCAAGACTCGCGTTCCTTGTGATTAAAAAGCACCTATCTTGATACGCATTTTCTGTCTTTAAAACCTGCAAGATATCGAGACCAGTCCAAATGCCTTCCCATGCAGGAGGCAATTTCTGCCGCATCGAACTGACCAACTCAAAGTCCAGAATAGCCAGAGCCTTGTGGATGATGCCCGATGCCCGATACTGAGGCTGGCAGGTCATTATCATCCGATTATCGAATGTGACAGCACTTCCCGCCCACAGAAGATCCGTCTGATCGTTCTCAACAACACTCATCATCTCACTTGAGATGGGCGTATTACCCCAAGTCCCGAAGTCCCTGCGAGCGATTATGAATGAGCGGATGCCATCAACGGCGCGGTAAAAAACATCTCCATTGATCGTAATGGCTGACCTGCTTGCAAGTGCGCCATTGGTGACCAAGCTGATTGCTTGAATGGGGTAATTAACTTCCTTCCAAACATTTCTATCAACCGGAGCATTGATACTGAAAACGTATTTTGGCGTAAAGACGAGCAGTGGACCTTGACCGAGCGCAGTGTCCAAATTGCCAGGAACCGCCATTGCCGTTATACCACCGGAATCCGATGGAACCGAGAAGTCACCACCCTCGTTTAGGAAGGTGTTTTCAGTTTCCTTAAGAACACTCGCACGGGTTCCATCTCCATAAACGATATCGGTAGCTCGAAATGAGAAGCCATTTTGCAAAGCATACCAAATCCGTCCGTTGACGTAGGCCATAACCTTGCCTGTCTTAATCTCGTCAACTGCTGCTCTACGAAGGTTAGCCCCATCAAAAATCAAAGGTCGGCTCCAACCATCTTGAATTACAACGAAGTTTTCGGCTTGAACCATCCATCCATCCAGACGGTTGCTTGAGTTCTCTAGAGCAGGAGTATTGCTGAGAAGCTGAATTGAGTTCTGAAGAAGATCGTACAGCCAAACCTTACCCGAAATTAATAGAAGGATAAAATTTCTGTTATCGTCCGAAATGTAAGGAAGCGCACACTGAAAGATGCCGGTTGGATTTGGGGCTGGGATGCAAGAATTCGTATACCCATCCGCAGTTACGGTCGTATTGTCCGCTCTAAAAAGAATGCTATCAGCGGTGAGTTGAGCGCAAGCCGCGTAATCCTTTTCAACGTAACCCGGCCTTGGGGAGACAAAGCCCTGACGAAACGTAGAATTTACGGCAAAAGAAACCTGATTTTTAGAAATCAAACTTGCAGTTCTGCCCATGTCAACTCCAGCCTCAAAGCTGAGTGAGCCATCTGTGTATCGATTTGGGGCGCGTTCACTCATGGATCAAAGCGGAGCAATTCTTTGAACTGAAAATGTAGATCCAACATCGAGCCAGAAGCTAACTCCCGATGAAAGATTAATCATTGCTTCATAATAATTCGTGTTAGCGACAGAGCAGATATCAATGCAATCAATCACAATCGGTGGATTACTTGAAGTGCTAAACGAAACAGGAAGTGACGAAACAAGTGCCGCTCCAGTTTTATGTAAACTTATGGAAGCTACCCAAGTTCCACCCGTGTTTCCATAACCATTTAAAACTATTGTAAACCTAAAATAACCTGTTGATTTAGGAGTGTATCTTGCCGTGCCAGCAGTCCATCCTACAGAAGTGTCAATGTTGGCTGCTAAAGATCCTTGAAAAATATTTTGAGCCGTTCCTGAAGCCGTTATACCAACTTGCGAAGCTCTTCGTATAGTAAAAGTTTCATAGGTGTTCGAGCTAGAGCTTGCGGCTATGTTTATCGATCCTGCTCCATTTGTGATAGTAATGCCGTTCGTTCCGGTCACATTAGCTACGCTGTAACCAGTCCCATTCCCGATCAGCAACTGTCCGTTTGTCGGGATGGATGATAGGTTGGTCCCGCCTTTTGCCACTGGAAGAACTCCAGTTAGATCTGCAATGGGCAGAGTCTGGACAGTCGTTACAACGCCAGATCCTCCTGATCCAGCGGTCTTCATGTAACCGGCAGTCAGAGCGTCTAAGGCTGTCTCATTAGTAAGCGTACCATCTGGTGTCCGGCAAATGTAACTTGCGGCACTGCCAGCACCACCGGATGCACCTGTTGCACCAATAGACCCCGGCGAACCTGCTAAGGTCATCAAAACACCCAACCCAACCACAGTACCTGGAACAGAATTGGCAACACCCAAGATTCCCGAAGAAGGGTTTTTGAGCGTGACCGTTAGTGTTGCAATTGAAATAACCTGAAAGTATCCTCCGCCAACAACGGTAACAAAAAAAAGTCCAGCAGCGGATGTTGGAAGGAAAGATACGCTAACTACGGGAACGGCTACGGTTCCACCGATTGCGGGAACAATGAATGAAGCGGTGGTAGTGGTGAATACGTTGACACCATTCGTGCCATTTGTTCCATTGGAACCGGATGGACCCTGTGGACCGGGAACATTGACCACAAGCGGAACAGTGTCGCATGGTTGGCAACAGCCCGATGAAGAAACGAGTTGCGACGGCATATTTTTTCCTTTGCCAGATCGTCAAGTCCGCAGAGAACTAATGCAAGATTAAACTATGTCAGAACAAGTGTCCGAGCGTCCATTGATAGATCACAAGTACGGTATACGGTCCCCAGTTAAAATTCCAGACTTGGAGCTGGAACTCTACGCCTTCAGAAATCGGTTCCAACCGAATGAAGGCGGGCTAGGTACTTTCGATCATTTCCGCAACGTCACAAAATTGATGTGGCCCAAGATGAGTTGGAATCCTTGGCTCGAAGATCAGATCGAAAGCCTATGCGATCACGATTACGTTGGATGGGCCGGATGCGGGGCAAGTGGAAAGACTTTTAGTGCTACCCTCTTCGCCACTGTTTGGTGGTTAGCGAACCCATCTAAAACCACTGTTGTTCTCACATCTACAACGGCCAAGATGATCAGGAAGCGTATGTGGGCCAATCTTCAGGACTTGGTTCGCAAATCCCGAGGGTTTCCCGGCAACATGGTTGATTCCAAGATGAGTCTTCAGGCGGTTAAAGGTGATGATCGACACTCAATCTCAGCCATCGCAGTTGCTGAAGGTAACACATCGAAGGCAGTGGCCAACATTCAAGGCATCCACGCCGAGCGTGTGATGGTTATTATCGACGAAGCTACGGATACGCCCGAAGCGGCTTTCGAGGCGTGTACGAACCTATCCAAGGGTTGCCGTGAATTCAAGATGCTGGTCATAGGTAATCCTGCATCAAAGTATGATCCGCATGGACGCTTCTGTACTCCGGCAAAGGGATGGAGAAGCGTTACGATTGAAGATCCGTATTGGCTGACTGAACGCGGTATCTGCCGGCGGTTTGACGGCATGAAGTCGCCAAATATTACGGAGGGACGAACAAAGTATCCCTACCTAATTACGCACGATCAACTCCTGTCGGCTATGCGGCATGAAGGAGAGCAAAGCCCTACCTTCTGGAAGTATACAAGAGGCTTCTGGTCTCCAGATGGTATGGTTAAAACCGTGCTGTCCGAGTCATTGATTGAGACGTACACACCGACAAAGAACCTCATATTTACGACAAATGTGCAGATTGTAGCCGGACTAGACCCAGGGTTTGGCGGTGACAGATGCATCCTTCGATTCGCAAAAGTAGGCACAGCAAACGGCAAGATCAGCATTTTGTTTCAAGACATTGTCCAGATATCACCTAACGCACAACTAACAGAGCCGGTTCATTACCAGATAGCCAATCGAGTTAAGGAAGAGTGTTCGCAACGTAATGTTGCTCCCGAAAGATTTGGTCTGGATTCCACGGGTGAAGGTGGAGGATTGGCCGACATTCTGACTCGCGAATGGGGCATGATTCATCGTGTTGAATTTGGTGGCTCACCATCAGTTCTGCCGGTGTCCGACGAGGATAGCCGGCCATGCAATGAGGCTTACGATAGGAAGGTGACCGAGCTTTGGTTCTCGATGAGGAAATGGGCGGTTGAAGAACGTCTTGGTGGATTGGATATTGAGACTCTTCAAGAGTTTTGCGCCCGAATGTTTGATGATTCCAAGCGAAAGATATCAGTGGAATCGAAGACCGTAATGAAGCAGCGCACTGGAAAGTCTCCGGATTTAGCCGATGCGGCTGTTGTTTTGCTGGATCTAGTGCGTAAAACTTCTGTGCTAGAACCAAGAGTTACCAAAATGGATAAGGCATGGGAAAAACTTGTCCACGACGCAGATTCAATTTATCACGATGACAGCCCTGATACGGAATGAATAAAACAACTGGATACAAGATTCTCAACGAACACATGGTCATTGCCGGCGGTTGGACCTACAGAGTTCCCGAGACCGGAATTGAGGTAATGGGAGGATCATGGCCCCAACTCCATGAGTTTGTGATCCAGCATTACAAAGCAAACGCGATCCAAATCCCTAATAATCTTATGGATTTCATTACGGAATATGCGTGTCGCAATGGGGCTGATTGCTCCTACGATGAGGTTGAAGTACCCAAGCCAGCGGGACGCAAGTCTCTGCAAATTGGAGACGTAATCCGATTTAGCATGAGCCTGCTTCACGGGCTGACGGTTGGCGGCGGGAAGGTTAATCAAGAGGAAGCTAATCGCCGAGCGGATATCTGCGCTGGATGCCGCTTCAATAGAAACCCACTTGGCTGCACGGGATGCAATGCCCGAGTGTTGAAGAAGGCGGTCAAAACATTCTCTCAACACGGCAGCACTCCTGTTGATGATAAGCTTCAAAGTTGTGAATTTTGCGGTTGCTTT